GGCTTGTAGTCGGCCTCGCAGTGCGGGCAGATCGGCCAAGAGTTGTGCTCGAACTCAAACGAGTGTCGCTTGCTGTGCATCGTCCCGGCCCTTTCTGTCACTTCTCGGTTGGAACGTCGCGCCAATCAACTCGACTGCCGATTTGTCGGTCGGAGGAGTCCATGCGGGCTTCCTCCCACGCTTGCTGCAGCTTGCCGTCTTTGCTCCAGCGCAGATGAAGTGTCGGCTTGCGGATGAGCGTGTGCCCAGTGGGCAAGGTCTCAACCTCTGTCGGCTGTATTCCGTCCATCTCGCGGGCCTCAAATCGCTGCTTCTATTTTCCCGTCAGCATACCACTCAGCAGCCTCGACGATACGCAGTGGCGCACCCCAGCCAAATGGTAACATCTCGATGAATGCCTCAGCGGCCCCGACGCTGGCAAAGTCCCGCTCGCCATCCTCGGTCGTAACAACTTCGCCGTCATTGTCGATGATCAGGTACATGTCGCTCTCCCGTGTCTGATGGTGTGAATATAGCATTATGTTTTGACTTGTGCAATAGGGGTCTGTATGCATATTGCACAAAATCGATTTTGAAAATTCGCAATGGGCGGTTATGACAAACCGAGACGAGGACGAAGGTCTGCTGATCGGCTACGCCCGCGTCTCGACGGAGGAACAGAGTATCGACGCCCAGGCCGAAGCGCTTGAGCGCGCCGGTTGCCATCCCGATCATATCCACAAGGATCACGCGAGCGGCGTCGCCCGGAAGCGGCCAGGGCTCGCGATGCTGATGAAGGACATTCGCGAGGGCGATACCGTTGTCGTGGTCAGCTTGGATCGTTTCGGCCGGTCAATCTTCGATCTTCTCAAGCGGCTAGAAGATTTGGAAAAGCGCGGCGTGCGCTTCAAAACCTTGACGCAGCCGATCGACACAGGCACGCCAATTGGACGTCTCCTGTTGCATGTGCTCGGTGCTGTCGCCGAGTTCGAGCGGGCGCTGATCGCGGAGCGCACCTCGCGCGGCATGCAGCACCGCAAGACCCAAGGCGCCAAGTTTGGCCGCGAGTGGGCGCTGGATGAAACGCAACGCAAGGAAGTGCGTGCGCTTGTGAAGCAGAAGGTGAAGCGCGGCGAGATTGCCAAGATGTTTGGGATCAGCCGGGGCAGTGTCTATAACTACAGCAAGGCGCGGCAGCGTCGGTAAACAGGGAGGGGCTGGCGTGGACGAGCTTAAAAACTACGTGATTGACAAGCTGGCAGCCGAGCAAAGCCCAGAAGCCAGGGCGGTCGCTGCACTGATGTCGATCCCGACGCGGGTGCAAAAATTGATGAGCGAGGCGGAGCTTGAGGCGACAATAAAAAGCGTTGCAGATGCCATCCGCAGAGCGGAAGAAACCAAACACTGAGGGAGCCGCAGACATGATGGGTGAAGACTTCGGATCGCGGGCCATGGCGTTCATGATGCTGCCGCTGCTCGCAAGTGTGTTCGTGGCCGGGGGATTGTTCTTTTGGCTGCTCTTCTACGCGGTGCCGTGGTTGTGGAACTATGTGTCCATCGTAGTCCATTGAGGGAGCCGTGCAATGACGAAGCCAATCAAGGTCAACGCTCCAGTTCGGGGTATGCCCCCTCACCCTGGATTTCCTCAGGGCAAAACGCTGGACGCGCTCGTGAAGGCGCGCGACGTATTCTCTTGGGCCGCAGATGAGGCAGGGTTTAAGATTGTCGGCAAAAGTTTCGGCGCGCGCGAGGGGACGGACGGCGAGGCAGACATTGGGCTAGTCATTGATGGGCGCAAGGTCGAGGTCCGCATTTATTTGCCGAAGGCATAAAGGGAGCCGTGCCTTGGCGTTTGGACGCGATGATGTTTGTGACCATGGCTCGCTCCGGCGCAAGTGCGAGGTCTGCACGCGCGACGATGAGATTGCAGCGCTTGCGGTCGCGGTGCGTCGTGGTATCGCTCAAATCGAGCGCATGCTGCCCTATATGCAGTGGGACGGCATGGACGGCGAGCAGGACGAAACCAACGCGCACGTCACGCTCGATCTGATGCGCGAAGCGCTGGCAGGATAGGAGCGTTTCCAGTTTGCAGGTCGATGGGAGGCCGCTCCGGTTTAGCGGCGCTCTGATACCCTCATCGAGGTTAACGGCACCGGACCCCTGCAATTCAACAGTCGTGGACCATGCTCGCTGCAAAACGAGCCATCAGCAGACATGAAAGTCAAAGACGCACGCGGAGATACTTGACCAGTTTAGCCCAGAATGTCAGGCGATAGGCCAATTAGCGCCTCCATCCCTTGGACTGTCGAAAGCGTTTTGGGACGTTGTGCTTGGTTGCCATCCGCCGACCGTGGCCGGCCATAGCATGATCCTCAGCGGTTTTCGGCTTGTGGCACCAGTCGCAGCAAACCATCAGCGCGGCGTCGTCGTCCGTGCCGCCGTTTTCCAGCGCAAGCGGGTGCTCTATGTCCCAATCGTCAGACGGGCCTAGCTTGCGCTCACAGATGTAACAGCGCCCGCCACGCTCTTGGAATATCCTAGCGCGACGTTGCGGTGTCATGCTGCCACGGCGCGCGTGCTGGAAGCTGGTGCCGGTCATTTGCTCTCCCGCTCTAAGCGGTCAAGCTCCGCGTTGTATTCGAGCAAAATTGCTAGAATTTCCCGGCTGTGCTCAAGAATGGTACCCACTCCGAAAACTGATGACGAATTGCCTATAATCATCTTGAGCCGCTTAGCGTACAAATGCCCAGCGGCCTCGTTCAGTGTCGAGAATATGCGGCCATCTTCGGTCTGATAGCCGGTTGCTTTCTTGATAGTCATGGTCACTCCTGCGTTATGCGCGGCCACGGGCAAGCGCCATCATCCATGGGGTTGTCGATCTTGCCGTCTCCAAGATCGTCCACGACGCGGTCGATGAAACGCCCCATGCGGCCACACAGCGCCTTGTCAGCGCCGTAACTGGTGCTGGTGACCTGGTCGCCCGCAAATACAAAAATGGCCACGCCAGACGCTCCCAGCTCATTCGCAAGAGCCTTCGCTTTGCTAATTGGAACGGATTTCATATCGGGACCTCTGCCAAGAGTTCTCTTTTCGCGCTTGTCTGCTTGCGGATCGGCGGCATGATCCTGTCAGGGTCCAGCCCGGTCTCGGCTCGGATCACATCGGCTACAGCGTCAAATAGCGAGCACGCAGCCAAGTGGGGCAACGTGTCAAAGTCTATAGATTTGCTCTCGATAATGTGAAATTTCGCGCCGCGCACGCTGGTAAAGTGCATCGGGTCTGAAGCGGCAAGCTCAGCAGCAACAGCGACAATGGCGCTCTGCGTGTCCATGTTGGCAGTGTCAACGGTGCGAATGTTGGCGTAACTAGCTTTGGCTTGGAGCCATTTCCGCAAGTGTTCCTCTGACATCGGGCGGAAACGGTGCTTTTCAGGCCAGTGCGAGTGAGCCGCGCGGATCAGCGCAAAAAATCTGCGATGTTGCGGGACCGAGCGCGTCTTGCTTTTACGCTTGCCGTCAACGTCGCAGCCGCAATGAGGACAATTCATATCAGACCTTTTATGAGGCTGTTGACTTTGACTAAATTGGCCGCGTTACCCAGGGCACACGCACGCGCGGCTTTTCAAGGGACTTCCGACGCTTTGCTTGTTCGCCCATCAAAACGCGCTCGTTTTTCGCGCGTTCGGCTTCCTCAATATCGATCGGAGCCGGGTGCACGGTGCAATAGTAATTGCCCCATGTAAACGTCTCTGCGCCGCGCAAATGTTTGCGCACATAAATTTCAAGTTCAGGATCATTTGTGTCTGTCCGCCAGTGGTTTGTCACCCATCCCTTTAACGCTGATCTGCGGCTCTCCCCGTCTGGCAGGTCGCGGGCTTTGAATATGCCGGACACTTTGCCGGGCAGCGTGGCAAAATCAAAAGAAATGCCGCCTTTTTTTCCGATCTCCACATACCATAGCGTTCTGGCAATGAGAGCGCCGGTCATCGCAAAATCCATCCGATCGCCAACGGCGCGGACCTCGTCCTGATTACCCTTGCGGTCTCGCGGGGGTAACTCGCGACCATCTACTCCCCATCCGTCATGGGCTGCACCATTTGTCGAGGCGTTAATCCACCGACGCCCGATCAACGATATTGCCGTGTTATTAGACACAAATCGCCAGATGTCCCCGCGTTTGTGAAAAACAACCGCGTCATAGCGGGCCATGTGCGTCGAATACAATCGACTAAGGCCGCGCAACGCCTTGGCGTTTACAGACGTTACAATATGGCATTGAAAGCTGTCCTCGCCCCAACTGTCGTCCTTTTCTCCCCTTCTTCCAACTATGTAGCCGTACCTCATCGGCCACATAGTCGGCCTTCCGTCTTCAATCGAGCACCCCTCGTGCATGAGTTGCTCGCCGTCTGTGAGGTCGAAATAGTGTGTTGCGTCGATGCGTTTGAAGCGAGACAAGTCCATCGGAAATAACTGCTTGTTTTGCGCCCCCCGGAAATGCTCATCGGGGCGCGCATCGTCGATGATCTCAAAAAGCTGATCGACACGGCGTTTAAACATTTGTGCGCCGCGTAGACCTTGCTTATAGCCAACTGCTTCCGTCATGCTGCACCTTTTAACAGGCTATTGGCTGTCCGTTTTGCCGCTGCGATCTTGAGCGCGCTGGATTCGTTGCGCGGGGATGCTGAGCGCAACGCGTCAACCGCAACTGTCAATGCCAAGCGCACTTCGTTGATCTGCTCTGCGTGGCGGGCACGATCTGCCGCCATCTCAGCCGCGAGCCGGTCGGCTCGGGCCGCTTCGTCCGCGATCCGATCTCGCATCCGGTCCGCAATCCCCTGAAATTCCTCGAAAGGGTCGAGCATCAGTCTCGATTGTTTCGATACTTTCGATAAATTCAATTTGAGCACGAATCGCCTCTAAAGTTAGGTACGCCGTGTCACGCTCTGACAGTCTCAGCTGTATCCACTGCGCCGCTTTTCCGGCGCGGTGGTGGTGGCGGATAAACGACGCCTCGAATACGGTCATGCTGTTTTCCCGTGTTTTCGCTGCCATAGGCTCCACCCGGTGCGCCAATCTTGGGGCTGCGCCCGATCGTTAGGCTGGCCGCGTTCAGCCGCTGTGTAGCCAGCCATCAAAGGGAAAAAATCGACATCCGCTTTGCGCGCCTCGTACTCCACACGCTCACGATCAACCGCGCGTCGGATGTGCTCGCGGTCCCGAATGCTGTCGCGGCGGTCGCGCATGTAGTTGCGCATATAGGCGTTGCGGTTGGACATGGGGTCACTCCGCTGCCTGTGTTTCTTCGATGATCGCGCCGGTTTCCGGGTCGACCTCGACGCCGCAATCCTTCATCCGGTAGAAGTAGGCTTCATTTGCCAGCGTGGCCCATCGGCTCGGCAGCG